CTTACATTAAAGGTGTTTTGTTTTAAACCTTTATAGACTCATCGCTAAAGCTTTTTGGAACCCCTGGTCTAACCAGGGGTTTTCTAACTACAAAAAACTCCGGATACTCATAGTATCCAGAGATAGATGTAATGAAATGATAGAAATATATGTTGTTATCGTATGACTTTCCCTATCCCTGTTTATTTGACGACTGTCAGCCGTGGCAGATCTGGTGTCACATTCCGCATGGGTTTTGCTGGTTGCTGTTCAGACAACAATGTTTTCGGAGCCGGGTATGCTAATAACTCCCCGCCAATCCGTTCTAATTCCGTGGCCCGTTCATAAGATTCGGATAACTGGCTGGCAGCGGTTACCGCATTGATTAATCCGTACCGGCTGCAGTCTTTGCCTAAGAACAATTGACACAGTACGTCGCCCCGTTCGTTCTGGTTGAGCTGGAAGGTATCTGCCAGTACTTCCACCGCTTCTACCGGATTATGAGTGAGTGGAATCTGTTTAGCTTCCTGCAGTTTACGGACAGAAAGATGAAACTTCGTCTCATCGACGGCACTGCGAACAATATCCTGTACTTTCATAAAGAAGGCTTTATCATCCTGTACCAGTGTTTCATCGGAATAGAGTTCATAGGCATCATTCGGTTGTTCATTGATTTGCCGTCCTACATGATATTTCTTTTGGGCGTAGTCTTTGACGATCAATCCATTCTTGCAGACTAAGCGGAATACCAACGGTTCCACCCGCAGACTACCCAGCCCGATTTCACTATTGCTGATGACAAAGCCGGCCTGTACCACATCGCCTACGGCTACTTCTTCTTTCAGCTTCCGGTTAATGACCTTCAAATACAAATGGGCATCGGTCACGTCACAGCTTGTAATCTCGGCCCCTTTCATGTTCTGAATCACCGGTAACACCGCACTGCATAATTCCAGATGGTCCAACCTGCGGTAGCGATCGGAGAGAAATGCCCGGACGTTATGATCCAGTACCCGTACCATGCGCCGTTCCGGACGCTGTCGGAACCAACCGTTCACACTTTCATCCAACAGCATGGGAAATTCCTGCTGCATCTTCTGATAGTACCGGTACGGGATCTGCAGCCGGGATGCAATCTGTTGATGGGCAATGGGTCCTACGGCATACTGCTTCTCCGTATTGCCAAGCAGTACCGCTAATTTTGATACGCCGTCTGTTGTCTCCAATTCCAAATTCCGGGTATCGGCCAAAAAATCCTTCCGGCTCTTTCGCTGCCGTGTCAGTTCGGCACCTATTTCTTGTAACGTGTGTCCTTGCTTCATGATGCGTTCCTCCTTATATACTCTATATGTGAACTATAAAAATAGATGGTACCATTCTAAGACAGCAAAAAGTCCGGACTACTAAGCGTCCGGACTAGCTGTTTTCTCTGTTACTATGTTCCTCTGCAGGGGATTGCGATGTCATTCGCAATACTGCTTAGTCACATATATAGTATATAAGTCAAAATGAGGAAAATAGCAAATACAATTTATGCTCAAATCAATTGCTCAATGAATACACAGAATATGATAACATTGTCTATTTTGGCACTGCACCTAGGAAGATTATAGACTTCAGTGTACGTCAATTTCATTTTACATACATGTACTACTAACAGGCTTTAAAATGGCTAACATATGAAAAAGATGTGGCCTTTTTGTTTCAATACATAGGCACATTTATGCAATATTACCCCAGTGGTGTAAATGTCGTCCAATCCTACCACGTATTTGATACAATGCAACGATAGTCCGGATTTTGCACACCCCCGTGTGCAAAATAAGATATTATGGGGAATATTAAGTCTATATTTTATACAATTAATACATCCCGAAACGAGTTGAGTGAATAAATGTCATATCGGTATTTTTGTTCATGGAAATATATCCACGTTCATTTCCTTGTTTGAACCGTTTGTGGAAATATATCAATCTTCCTCATCTTCATCGACCACAAATATAAAGTCTTCCGCTTTGATTGTAGATAGTTCCTGACTCCCAGGATTTGTGATATTGATCACTCGTCTTGCATGATTCATAGCCAAGTCATCATAAAGATTTCTTACCAATCTACCATTTGCAAAATTCTCATTCTTAGATGATGTCTGTTCCTCAAAATACAAATGGATTTTTTCTTTTGCTTCGGCATCCAGTATATAATCATTATTCTTACACATAGAAATCAATATTTCATCCAGTTCATTAGTACTATAGTCATCGAACTCTATAAATGTGTTGAACCGAGATTTTAAACCTGGATTAGATTCAAAAAATTTATGCATAGGCTCCGTGTATCCCGCGACAATAACAATCAGATCTTCTCTGTAGTCCTCCAAAGCCTTGGTCAGTTCTGTCAAACATTCTCTACCGTAAGAATCAGAGTGGTCATTTTCTGTAATGCTATAGGCTTCATCAATAAACAAGACGCCACCTTTAGCCTGCTCAATTACCTTTTTCACCTTGAGTGCTGTTTGTCCTTGATATCCGGCAATTAGGTCAGTTCTTGAAGCCTCAACAAAATGTCCCTTTGAAAGCAATCCAATTTGCTTATAAATTCTGCCTACGATTCGAGCAACCGTTGTTTTCCCTGTTCCTGGATTTCCGGTAAAGGCAAGATGTAATGTTCTTTTTGCGGAATAAAGGTTTTTCTCTCTACGCAATTTTTGAACCTTCTGATAGGCAATTAAGTCGTAGACTTTATTCTTTACTTTTTCTAAACCTATAAGTGCATTCAGTTCGTCCAGTAAATCTTGGAGTGTTCGTGTATCCTCATCCATTTCTTCTGTTGGGTTGCAGATTTTCTGTATGGTCGAATAACCATAAAACTCAATCAAACTGGAATTAACAATCTGTGCAGCCCGTTTAACCTCAATCTTGTATTTGGAATTATCAACAGCATCCGAAAGTTTTCTAAGAAGTGCAATTGTAGCAGATTTACTGTTATCTTCTACAATTACAGTAGCCAACTTAGTTATTTTTCCACAAGCATCCGTAACCGCATCTAATCTAGATGCATTATTTACTAGTGATTGACCGTACTTGTCCATCATATCACCTTCATAAGAAGTAAAATCAGTTCAATAATTGCAAGTCCTGCCGAGCCACCAGCAATCCAATATGCATATTTAACCCGCTTACTTAAAGACTCAACTGTATCATTGGTCATCTGTACTGCATCTGTAATCTTATTTTCCACTTCGTCTTTATTTTTCTGTATAGTTGTTGAAAGTTCTTCATCTTTTTTTTCAATTTCAGTCAACTGAGCTGTATGTCCCTCAACATCCTTCCATATACTATCGATATCTTCCAAATGAGAGATACCGCCTAATGTTTCTTTATATTTCTTTAGGTAATTGATATCACGCATATTAAAATCGATGCACTCACGAATCTTATCATCCGCTTTCACTAATTCATCCAATTGATCTGTGTGGGATTTTCCTTCCTGTTCCACTTTTTGTATGCGAAGTTTATAGCTATTTAAAACAGTGATTATTGTATTCCAATCATCCCATATTTTATCAATGTCTGTTAAGTGCTCATAAACTTCAAGTTTTTCTTTAAAACCTTTTAATACTGTAACAATTTTTGAAACATTTGCTACGGTCTTTTCTATTTCGGCCTGATTGGCATTCAATTTATCTTGCTGATTTGCAAGTTTTTCATTGTGTTGTTTTAGTACCCCTTGCTGTACTCTAACATCATTACTAGTCTTTTCTATAGCTTTAACATTGGCTACAATGCTTGTGAGGTATTCCTTATCAAGTTCATCAAGTGCATTGTATACTTCTCCGAACTCTTTGATTACTTTATTGTTTGTGGTGTTAATAGTAATAAGATGGCCCTGGATGATTTCTAGTCTTTCATTCAGCTCAGCACCTGCTACCTTATGATCAAAGAAAAATCCCCAATCTTCTTCAACCTTTTCTAATTTAAGTTTAGCTTCATTTTTCTCAGAGAACTCCTTTAGACGTTTTTTGGCTAGGTCAAAACTATGCCTTTTAATTTCTATCTCATTCACAATATTCACCTCTACTTTAACAAGTCATCTAGCTCATCTGAGTCTGAATCTATCTTTTTCATAACCGAAACGGATTCACTATCGATAATAATTCCTTTGGTTCCGTCTTTTTCGTTTACAATTTTTTCTCCAGAAAAATCATCAACAAAATTTTCCATAATATTTCCATACGCATCCTTCATCACATTAGCAGCAGCCATATGACGATCATGGATGTCATGTGCTACCGTAGTTTTTTTATGCTCCAGATTCTTTCCACCAACAGCCTGAACTTGGTGCTGAAGACTTAAAATTTCGTTGCCTTTTTTTATCTGGGCATCTACATTATCGCTCTTCATGCTTTTTTCAATTTGTTTCTCAATAAGATTGATTGCTATTGCACCGACTATTCCCGCAACAACAGCACCGAAAAAAATGCCTAAAATGTTCGCCAAACTGCCAAGCAATGGAATCTCAAACGTAAAGATTGGAATGGTCATAAGACTTTTTTCAATTACCTCTCCAAGAAGTAAAGCACCAACACCAGTCAATCCTGCAATAATAATTTTCCCTACCTCCATCAACAGAATGCTCACCGGCTTACCTTTATTAGCAGGGTCCTTAATGTAATGAACTGCATTCTTAAGTGACCTCCATCCCTGTTTTAACATCATCCCAACCTTTTTAATCAATCCAAAAACAGGTCCTATAATAGCTGTGGCTACGGTGGAAAATGCTGTGTTACCTGCATTAATCAGATGCGTTTTCATTTTACCAATAAATGAATGAATTGCTTCTTTGAGACTATCCAATAAAGTATTCAAAGCCTTTTTGGTAGATTTAAACCACTTAACCAGTTTTGCAATAATTTCTCTAATCAATTCAGCCAACAATTGCATTACCATAGCGCGGAGTGCTTTCCCGCCGATACGAAAAGCTTCTTCTTTTTGGGTTTTGCGTCCTTCTTGTTTTAGGCGGTCTTCACCCTTTTTTTCTTCTTGTTTAATATATTCTTCCGCTTTCTCGTTTGCCTCTTCCCAGTGCTTGGTTTTATCTTGCTCGCTCATTTCATCAACATTCTTATCGCTTTTCCTATTATTTCTCTTTGCGGTCGTATATCCTTGGAGATTTTTAGGACTATTTATTTTAGCAGCTAATTCTTCATTATTACTAGCCATTTGAAGGGATGGATTGTCATATAGTACTGCGGATGCCTTAACGTGTTCTCTTTGAGCAGCTTTAGGATTATTTTTTCCATTTTTTAATTTTGTTTCAGTTGGAATTGGTCTACCGGTATATATATCAGTAACGGTGTCAATGCCTTGCTTTTTCAGTTCGCCGACCCTTTTTAATGTCGCATCCATAGCTTGATCTACATATTCAGCTCGAAACTCTTTATGGGACTTATTTTTATATCTATCATAATTTTGTTCCAATTGTTCTTTGCTGATATAATTGTGCGTGGCTATGTTACCCTCAGCAAAATTCTTGGCATCTTGAATATGAGCTTTATCTCTCAAATCAAGATGAAGTCCATGATTCTCCTTAATAAAATCTTCGCCCGCATTAACAGCAACTTGGTTAATAAACTGTTCCCACACAACATCCATAATAACATTTCCAAGGTTATCCGGACTTCCGATTTTTTCTTTTTCCTTTGCCAGAAACTGCATATCTGCAAGTTCTTCTTCCAATTGGCTTTGAAGCTTTTCTTCCAATTCATCGAGATCAAACGATTCTGTCGATTCATCATTTAGCTTTTCTTCCTGCAGAAGAATAGCATTTTCTTTTGACATAATTTATCCATCCTTTCAGTGTATGCCGGAACTACACAGTAAAGTCATCTTTTTACATAGGTCAGTTCAATATCATACCCAAGGGTCTCCATTATCTGAACAAAGGTCTTATTTATAACCCCGTTTTGTTTTTTTAATGATGCGATTTACATATGATTTAGTGGTTTGTATATCCTCGGCTATCTGTGCTTGGGTAGTTCCGTGTTCTATACATTTTACTTTTACGTCTACCTCGATATTGTTTCTAACCATGTTACCCACCTCTCCGTATTTGTTTCACATTTCAGATAACTAATTGTACCGTAAAAACATTTCAATTACAATCCTTACAGAAGAATGTTCACAAAAGCAGAAAACGCCCTACATTTCTGCAAGGTGCTGTCTGCCTGTATTTCTTTCTCCCTTAAATAAATCGTTTCAATAACTTCCATGCCATTTATTCAAGAAAGGCATCATATTGACTGACTTATGCTTTTATTTCCGTTCCATCCTTAAATGTCACCCGAACATCATCTTTGCTATAAACTGTAATGTAATCGGCCAAGCTGCACCACAATCGTTCATCAAATTCTCCTATCAAGTCCTGGTTCTTAAGATTATCGATGAAAACTCCTAATTGCTCATTTCGTAATCGTCTGTCCTGGATTTTTGCAGTAACCGCTTCGTATTGTGCCTTTGTCCTGTCATATCGGCTGACGAGGCTATTGTAGCGTTTCTGGTATTCCGCTTGATCTTGGGAAACTCGTGCATTTTCAGCAATACAATTTTCCGTCATATCGGTAAGTGCAATCAGGTCCTGATTCAGTCGTTCCTGCTCACTTTCAAGATTTGCTGTATCACACAGCTGTTCCCGTATCATCTGTATATTGGAAATGATTTCGTCCTTATCCCCGACCAGTTTATTCACGGCTTTTATAAAAATGGCTTTGATATCGTCCTCGGTAAGGTGCGGCGTATTGCAGTGATACTTGAATTTATCATTGCAGCGGTAGATAGTCCTGCGATATTTATCATTGGAATGCCAGACTTTGGCTCCGTACCAGCTGCCGCAGTCGCCACATTTTATCTTCGATGAAAAGATACTGACCCCGCTGTGCCGCTTGCCACCACGCCCACGTCTTTTTATTTCTTCCTGCGCCAAATCAAATACCTGCGGACTGATAATGGCTTCATGATCATTTTCCACATAGTACTGCGGAATCTCGCCATGATTTGCTTTTGTTTTCTTGGTCAGAAAATCCACTGTATAGCGTTTTTGGAGAAGCGCATCGCCTTTATATTTCTCATTTGTAAGAATACTTCTGACAGTGCTTGGACTCCATACATCACACCCTGCAGGAGTTTTAATACCCCGTTCCGTCAAATCACTGGCTATGGAGTGAAACGTATAGCCGCTAAGATACAACCTGTAAATCAACTTCACTACCCTTGCCTGTTCCCTGTTTACGACCAGATTGCCATCCGGCCCTTTGTCATACCCAAGGAACTGCTTGAACGGTACGCTGACCTTCCCGTCGGCAAAACGTTTCCGCTGTCCCCATGTCGTGTTCTCGGAAATGCTCCGGCTTTCTTCCTGGGCAAGCGAGGACATGATGGTGATGAGCAGTTCGCCCTTGGCATCAAGCGTCCAGATATTTTCCTTCTCGAAATAAACCTCAATCCCCTTATCCTTAAGTTTTCGCACCGTTGTCAAGCTGTCCACGGTATTCCTGGCAAACCGGCTGACGGACTTCGTGATAATAAGGTCTATCTTATTATCCAGTGCATCCTTTACCATCGTATTGAATCCATCACGGTGCCGGGTATTGGTTGCCGAGATTCCTTCATCCGTGTATATGCCAACAAACTCCCAGTCATTTCTGCCCTTGATATATGATGTATAATAATCAACCTGTGCTTCATAGCTCGTCACCTGATCTTCATGGTCTGTCGATACACGGGCATACCCCGCCACTCTTCGCTTCCGGTGGCTATTGATAGGCTCTGCTGTGTAGCGGCTGATGACTGCCGGAATGATATGTACTCTTCGCGCTTCCACTGTAGTTTCCACCTCCCTTCATGTGTTCAACTATTTTTCGTTTTACCCAGTGGCCAGCGACAGCTTGTTCTCCTGCCATCGGTAAAACAAAATGTCAGCTCATCAGTTTTTCCAGTTTCAATATGGTCTATCTGTTTTCGGAATGCGGCATCATCAAATGCTGGTAGGCCGAGCACCGTTGCTGCCATCTGCTTCAATGGTTCCTCCCGTATACCCGGAACCTTGCAGGATTTCCCTGAAAGCTTGCATCGCCAGTAAGCAACTTTCCCGTTTTTCCGCTTATCCAGACAGCGTTTGAAGCAGATGTTACATTGAACGCATAGAATCCGATCTGTAAAAGCAGAATATCTCTCCGATTTACCACTCATCCGGTACTGCTTCGTCCAAACCCGCTGTCTGTCCTTGAGTTTTTCCGTCCAGCGATCCTTGTTTGCAGTCGATTCCCAGTGCCTGACAATTTTTCGGCCATCTTTCATATTAAACACCATGACATGATATTCCGGCACAGTGATGGTATCAACTTTTTCAAGAAATATGTTTTCATCAAAGTCCTGCAATCCAAGGACAGCTATGCATTCCCGTTCCAGCACAATTTGCGGGATAGTTCCTTTTGCACCACAGTTTTTCCCCTTATATTTATGGGATGTGCATCCCCAGTACCCGATATACCGCCCTTTATATTTCCGTTTGCTGCTGACGTAACTTTTTCCACAAATGCCGCATTTGATTTTTCCCGTAAAGCACGTCGTATGTAGTGACTTATTGGCAAATGGCCCTAATTTGCACCGGCGCGCCATTTCTTTCTGGACATATTCGAATGTTTTCTTATCAATAATAGCTTCATGAGAATTTTCAACAAAATATTTTGTCTTCTCGCCACAGTTTTTCCGTTCTTTTTTGGTAATAGGATCTTCTATATATGTTTTTTGAAGCAGAAGATTCCCGGTATAGGTAATATTGGTAAGTACCTGCTTGATGCTGGGATCGCCCCAGTTATTGCCATGCCTGGTTTTGACGCCTTTCGCCGCCAGCTCTCGTTTTGTCTCAACCCGTGATTTCCCGTCAAGAAAATTTTGGTATATTCGCCTTACAACAGCAGCTTCCTCCGGAACGATTACGAGTTTATCCCCCTCCCATCGATAGCCATAGATGAAGAACTTCGCAGGCGGCATGCCTTGTTGGAACCGTTTCTGCACCTGCCATTTGATATTCTCGCTGATGGACCGGCTTTCTTCCTGGGCAAAGGATGCAAGAATGGTCAGCATCAATTCTCCTTCGCCACTCAGGGTATGGATATTTTCCTTTTCAAACCATACTTCGACGCCGATATTCTTTAAATGGCGTACGGTATTCAAAAGGTCAACTGTATTTCTGGCAAACCGCTGAATGGCTTTTGTAAGTATAATATCGATTTTCCCTGCTTCTGCATCGGCAATCATTTTGTTGAACGCATCCCGCTTCGCCATTCCCGTACCGGAAATGCCATAGTCTGCATAGACACCGGCATATTCCCATTCGGGATTCTTCTGGATAAGGCCGCTATAATAGCTGACCTGTGCCGAAAGTGAATGCTGCATCCGTTCCGATTCCACGGAAACACGGGCATAGGCTGCTACTTTCTTCCGTTTTTTGAACGGTGATACCTGATGCTCGACTTTGAGGATTGTTTTTCGCATAGAATCCACTCCTTTCCAACACTATATATCACTCTGTTTGATACAATTATCAAGTGTATAAAGAACCGGAAAAAGGTTGATATTTTTCGAGCATCTGGCGTTCTGCTATATGATATTCGCTCTCCGTGATAAGTTTTTCATCGCGCATCGACTGTATCAGATGCAATGTCATCAGGAACAGTGCTTCATTTTGAAAGGTTTTTTTATCCATGACGACCACCGCCGAAACGGTATTCAATATAACAGGCATGGCAACAGAACTTCCGTTGACTGTTCCCGTAGGTCTTAAATACTTTGCTGCAGTTCGGACAGGTAAAGGCATAGACTGCCTTTCGCTTCACCAAGTCAAGATGCCCGTTCCACCATTTGTTTCTGCAACTATCCGAGCAGAAGCGTTTTTGCTTTCGCCCCGGGACCTGCTCTATCTGCTTGCCGCAGCATTCACACACTGATTTTCCACCAGTAGAAACCGTCAGGCTGTTTCGCCTACAGAATGACTTTACCGTATTCACCGAAACGCCTGTTTGCTGTGCTATTTTACCGTATCCTATACCGTCTCGGCGCAAAACGATAATCTGCCTCTTCTCATCGTCCGTCATATTGGACACCTCCTAATCGTTACGAGGTAATTGCCTCTATGAGTAAAAGGACAGATAGATATCAGTTAAGAACCCAAGACATAAAAAAAAGGACCTGCCAGAGTGATGAGACTCCAGCATGTCCATGGTATATATTCTTATTTTCGTAGCTGCTTCAATGCTTCCTGCAGACGGTTCGGTATGGGAAGTCCCATCCGTGCCGCATTTTCCACAATGGAAAGTCCCTCGTTGGACAGGTAGAACAAGATGGTGGCAGTCCGTAACGCACTGGAAGGACCAGTATTGCGAATGCGTCCGTGATGACTCCCTACATGCGTTTGAAAGGGATATCTTGAAACGCTCCTACAGGTTCTTTTATAGCTTTCAAACAAAGAGTCGTCCAACAACATATCCTCTCTATCTGCAAACATCTGATCAAACCTATTTTCATCTTACCATCTCCTTCTATCACCATATACATCTACCGTATCACACCATGTTACAGTAAAAAATTGAATAAATAGCCTGTAAAGATAATACCCATTCCAACGACGCCGAAGAAGATCACCAGCAGATGCGGTTTGAGTACTTGTTTTAGAAGAATCGCTTCCGGAAGACTTAACGCAGTCACTGCCATCATGAATGAAAGCGCCGTTCCCATGGAAACACCGGTTCTAGTCAACTCGCTGACTAACGGAATAACACCCGCCGCATTGGAGTACAGCGGTATTCCAATCAATACAGCAATGGGGACAGCAAAGGGGTTTTCTTTTCCTGCATACTGCGCCAAGGTTCCCGCCGGAATCCAGCCATGTATAAAACCACCGATAGCAATACCGATGAGAACATAGATCCATATGCGTTTAATTAAATCACGAGTAAAAATCCACGCATCATACAGTCTATTTTTCATATGCGGTTCAACAATTTCCATGCTGGGTATATTTTGCATTTCATAAACATACGCTTCTACAAATTTTTCCATTTTCATTCTGCCGATAATCATACCCCCTATCACAGCAATAATTTCTCCGGATAAAATATAAATCAACATAATTTTCCAGCCAAACAACCCGTATAAAAGACCTACGGCAATTTCATTTACCATAGGGGCCGCAATCAAAAACGAAAAAGTCACACCCAAGGGAATTCCCGCTTCTACAAACCCGATAAAAAGAGGAACTGCAGAGCAAGAACAAAAAGGTGTTACGATTCCCAGCAGAGCCGCCAAGACATGTCCAACTACTTGATTTCCTTTTGTATGAGAAAGAATTTTTTTTGTTTTTTCTGGAGGAAAGTAGCTGCGAATAAATGTAATGGCATAAATAATAATCATCAAAAGTATCAGTATTTTCACTGTATCAAAAATAAAGAAATTAACAGCACTGCCCAGTTTGCTCTCCGGCAAAAGCCCCAGTGCCGTATAGGTTAAAAAATCAGCAATTATCTGCAACCAATCAAACATAGTGCACCTCCGTCTTGCCCATTATGATGAAAATCATTGTTCTTCGGCAATATATCGCTTGATTTCTTCTGCCGTGCATACCTTCCCCGCCATTTTCACCTTTT